TCATGGTAATTGGTTGTGAAACAAGCGGTGTATTAAGCGAGGTATATGTAGTGTAAGAGTTAAAGCGGGTGGTGCATCTATAACTTTGATATTGTAATTGGCTATATCATAATTGTTTTGTAGATATTCATGAAAATTAATTAAATTAACTGCTGTAAAGTGTGCAGGAAAAGTTATATTAATTGTGTGTCTAGTACCGTCGATATTAAGACCAGTTAGGAATCCTTGGGCTTTGGCTTTTTTTAATTGCTCATAAAGATCGTGTGTGTTTCGCATAGTATTTTATTATATTAGTGCAGGAATTGGAAGCTAGTTTTTTGTTGTTGGATTGTCTTGGAATCGATTATTTTATAGGACTGTCTCAGACTATGCTTGATGCAGGAGGATCGATCCTAGATGATCCAAGATTTACTAAGTATCTAATACCATTATGCTTTGGATTGCGATTTTGTGTTGTGCTAGTGTAGCTTATTTGGATGCGGCTTTAGCTGCTTTCAGTAGTGCTTGTTTGGCTTGCTCTTCGGTATCAAATGAGCCTATGGTTCTAAACACTGTGCGATTGATTTTAAGACGACTATCACGATAAGTACCACCTAGTGTGACGCTCCATCGATCTTTATCACCAGGCAGGATATCTGGTGCTCCTGGGTAAAATTCTATAGTACCTACCATTTTACCATCTATTAGTAACGTACTTCGATTGTGTGGCATTTTTAACCACTTTACTACACTTTCATTAAGATAGCTTCTAAAGGATTTCATTACGAGTGACACTTAAACTCTACATGAACTAGATAATAATCTTGGGTGCTGCGGATAGGATTTGGATCTACTTTGAAGCGAGTGAGAGCTTGTAGTTTTGGTCCTAGGTGCGCCTTTAGTATTCTAAACGTTGCTTCGTCGAGACCGAATTCGCCACGGTCGTGCTTGGTATTTACCTGCACCGTAGCCTCACCGGTGCGTGGGCCGTGCCATACAACTGCATTTACTTTGCCGTCATATTTAGGGGCCTCGGTAAGAACTTTCTTGGAGTTTTTAGCTAAGTGTTCTTTAAACGTTTTCATGTCCATGGTGATTACCTCAAATAAATTGTAAAAACTTTACCTTTCTTTGCACCAACAATATCAAGTGCTGGTAATTCTACTATTGATTTGCCATCCAATGTGCGTCTCTGAGTATATATTTTGGCAACTGTAAAGCGTTCGCCCTTGCGACTAACAAGTACATCACCAACGTGCAGCGGCGCTTTGCGATGTAGTGCGGCTATGGTTGGTTGGTCAAACTTGCCAGCAACCTCTATGGTCCTTGGTGTGCTTTCGTGCAGATGTTCTTGAAAATCTTTCATGTTAGTATTTAGTTATACAAGACACGCTACTTGTGTGTTGGCTGCGCTGGTTTGTTTTAGATATTGTTCATATAGTTGTTGACTAGCAAGATTTTTGGCTTTGCTTTCGCACATGATATCAAAATATTCCAAAAACTCAAGAGCATAAGCGTTGACAGCTAGATTCCAATAAAAATTGCTGTGCGCTCGTAATTTGGGTTTACTGTAGCCTTCTTTGATAAGCACACGATAGTTAGGTTTGGTGTTAATGTCATGACTACACAACAAGTCCTCACGACTTTGACTGTAGTGTAGCACAGGTCTGACACCACGCCAACTATTGAGAATAGTATTGATACGAGAGTCATCTAAGCGCAAGTAAAAACCGTCGTGAACCCAATGATGATGTAAGTCCAATACGATAGGTATATGGTCAGCTAGTTGCAGACATTGATCCAATCCGTAGGTGTTTTCCTCGTTTTCTATAGTAATACAATTCCTAGCCGCTGATGATAAGCGAGGCAATACAGAAATAATGCCTGCAGGACCTAATTTACCCGATATGTGAACGTTGATTTTGAAATCCTGAAAAGTGCGGCCGTAACCCATCATACTAGCCATGTCGGTGTGATACTCGAATTCTGCGATGCTATTGTCAACAACGTCAGGACGATGAGATGCTAAAACAGTAAATTGGCCGGGATGGAAACTAAGTCTGACATTGTGTTGTCGTGCAATATCACCAACTTTGGCAAATTCTGTAATCATATATTGCTGAACATCGGGTTGTTGATAGAAGCTGATCCAATCCTTGTGCGTGTAAAGTGGTAATATTTCGCTGCTAAGACGCACCATACGAAGCGATGGTGCCAAGGAACCAACACGAGACACCAGCAACTGTATGCTGGTAATATTATGTCGCATAATTTGCCATAGGCGGTCGTATGCAACTGAACGTGATTGACGATTGACCCACGCCAAGGTTGTGGTTTGTGTGCTTAGTACACGAGCGGGATCAGAGGGTTTGATGCCGTCGATTTGATTGATATTGTCGATCCATTTGCAAGCGAAACCAATACGTTTTGTCATAATATAATATTATCACACCAAATATATGTGTGCAATAGAGGATTTTAGTGGATTTAATAATTTATCCAAATAGTGGATTCTGATTGGGATATTGACTGTATTTGATAGTTATGTTCTATGTGATTGATTAGTTGTTGCCTAGTAATAGAAACATTTTGGGTATCATGCAAAACAATAGCTATCGTATAATTCCAACATATATCACCATCACTACCATTACCATTCATCACAAAATATCTGCGAATTAGTCGCTGTCTTTTGGCTGCTCGAACTTGCATTATTAATTCGTTTATTGAACGCTTCATGATATTTGGCGATCTTTTGCAACTCTTGTTAGATTTAGAGATTTTATTCGTTGAAATTCTTTTAGCTGCTCCAAGGTTATGGACACTGCTAATTTTTCCTGTATGTTTTTACACACTCGTTCAAACTCGGAAATATTCACTCGTTTTTCAAAATCTTCTTTAGACGGTTCAGAAATCATCTTTTGATACTTTGCATAACTGGCTTGATATCCTATGGCATGCGCTCGGTCTTCCATAGTGGGCATTTCTTGTAACAACTCTTCTGTAAGCTCCAGATTTTGTATTTCTGTAGATACATTCGATTCAATATTAAGTGTTTGTAAATCGTAGGCAAACACAAGATTTTGCAGTAAAATTTTAGGCGTCATAAGCACAGAACTATAGCATATATTTTATATACAATCAATATATCTTATGTAAAGAGTTGAACCATCTTCGTGGATTACAGAATGTACATACGAAATATCTTGATATTTAGATTTGATATAATCTTTTAGCTTGACTATCACACTTTGAGATGTGGTGGATTTCAGACGAATTAATAGCACATCCTTATGCAAACAGTTTTCATATCCATCAATTAGGTCTTTCTCATAAGCCAAGTTTAATTCATGTTTTAAATTTTCTATAGATTTCATGGAGTGTTTTCTTGTTTTTCTTTTAATTGTTGTTTTCTCATCTCTGCAAAATGAAATATCTCTAATGTTGGGTAATCATCGTCGGTTAAAGGATCTCGTGTATGAAAATATTTGATTTTGGGGAAAGAACAAGCATAGTTATCAGAAATATATGTAATTATTTTATGTATGGTTTTTCTTACGTTTTTTGTTTCATGAAACTGTATCACTATGCTGTGAGGCTTAAAATCAACAGATTGAATTAAATTCAATAGCTTTGCTTCTAACAATACGTCCTCTAAATCTTCTAATGATTTTAATTTGGTCATGATTTAAAGCAACATTCTGTGCAAGTTTCTTGTTATTGATATTTTGTGTGTGGATCTCATTTTAATTTCAAAGTCACACTCTTTATAGGTTTTATAAAGATGATCGAATACTTTACACACCGTAGGTATCTTAACCGAATTATCAAAGGTTAATAAAATAACCTGCTTTTTTACAAAAAGATCAAATTGCTCTGAAGTTTTTACTTCAACCAAACTGCTTTTTTTGGCATTTTCTATATCAAAATAGAACTTTTCGAGTATGTTACTCATATGTGGGTCTTTTACATCGAATGTGTCTTTGATCTAATAATTCATGATCGTGCCAAATTACTATGTACTGTGTGAATACATCAACATTCAACACTTTTTGAAAATTGGTTTGTATATATTCTTTCAACTCTTGCTTTTTTCTATCTATATCGATCATACTATAAGGAAAAACAATTACAATATGATCTCCATAAATGTGTAAAACATCCAATTCATGTTCAGCCTCTATAAATTCCTGTCGTAATTCAAATATGGTTTTTTTGGACATTAGTATGTTTCTACAACTAGCACACGAATTATCGAACCATATTTTTCTCTCAAATATTTTTTTAATGGTATTTCTTTTTCTAATAATGCTGGACTTAATCCTATGTACAAATCTATTACATCTGCGAACTCAATCTCATCATAGGGTGTCAAGGTGATACTGATTGGAACCTTACCAAGATGAAAATATGGTATTAAATTAGCTTGTTTTGCTAAAGATAGCTCATCATGTAAAGTGTCGATAAGAGAATCGTTTGACGATTTCATAATTTAATTTAAAATTTCTCGTATCTCAAATTTACAAGGCTCATCTACACTTCTGCATACAAACACATACTGTCCATACTTTATTCTAAGATGTCGCAACACCATTTCTATGGTAAAATTTTTAATATTGGAGTTGAAAGTACCACTTATGTAACAAGAAGATTCTGATAACTCTATAAGATATTGTTTATCTTTGGCTTTGCGAAGCTGTTCCCCTATAATACTTAGCACTTGACTGCATGATGTTTCGTTCATCCCTCGAAGGCCTTTCTTATTTCAGCGTTATTTTTAGGAACGTTATCTTTTACCCAATTATATAGTGTGTTTTTTATTTGCTTATCTAATTCTGCATAAGCCGGTAGTGATTGGCCAGCCTTTTTAATTGTGATGTACTTAAAATCTCGAATTACAGAGGTAAAAATTGGTGCTCCTCCTTTGTCGAGTTTGGGAGAAATTGTAGAAGAAGAAAATTTATCGGTTTTATTATATGCCGGCACTGATTTGTCATAATACTTAACATCTTCTAAATTGTTTAATATTACTGTAATACTACCGTTTACAGATTTAGGAAGTCCACCTTTTAGAATGTTACTAACAGTTAAAGCCGCTCCCGCATGAGTTTTTAATAAAATATCGTCAGGCACCACACGCTCTCGCTGCTTGTTTCTCACAACAGCAACTTCATAATTTGTCAACACCCATGTTATGTGAATATTTTCGGGTTTATAGCCAACCTGAGTCAACAAAGGAACATATTTTTCTACATCCTCTAGGTCTTTCATGGTTATATCAAACAAAATATTTGGTAAGGTATCGGGATTTTTCATTCCACTTATCCAAGCCATAATTTGTTTGTCTGGTATTCCTTCTTTTTTGGCAATTTGATGCAATTTAAAAACGTTATCGGGATTTTTTAATGTCATTGTGGCCAATTCGGGATATTTTTGATGGAGACTTTTCATCTTTAGCATTTGAACCTTTAATTGGTCTACGTCTCTGATTTTAAATTTGCTGCTGTCTATGAAATTGCTGATAGAAAATCCCTTTCCAGATCCAGCACCACCTGCAAAAAATACAATTTGGCCGTAATTGGCGTTTTTGCCATACTGTATTTGTTTTTCTGTAATTTGTTGAAAAAACTCTAAAAATGTTTTCATACGAGATATTTAGCTATTTAATCGCTATTTTTTTAGTAGCGACTATACTAGGATCAGTTGACAAAAATGCTCGTATTTTATATACACCTCTTTTATTCATTCTGATTTTTATAAGGCCTTCGGCATTAGTAATTTTCTTAGCTATTCGTTTTTTATCAATTTTGTATGATATTTCTTGATTTTCTAGAGGAATACCTTTTTCCGAGAACAAGGTTATATAAATCAGACGTTTTTTTCTGGTGATAATAAGTTTGGAATTATGCAAAGATGGTGGTAGCATTTCTGTGGATAAGCACGATCCAAAATAGCTCAAAAATGAATTTATTTGACTTAGACTAGCTTCACTGAATTGTGATGGTCCAAAACTAATGGATGGGTACATAAGTGTTCCATATCCAGCGTAGTCATGTTGAGCATTAAAATTGTGTCCTATTTCGTGTGCAAAAATGTTTGAAGTTAATGCTCCATAATACTGTGAGACACCATAAGCATATTCTGGACTGTAACACACCGCACCTACAAAGGCAATTCCAATAGTAGAACCATCCATATCTTTTCCGGTGAAAAGATGCTTTATGTTAGCTGTAGTGGTTCCGGTAAACGTTTGTCTAAAATTGCCTAGTATTTTTCCTGGAGACGTATCAATATTGCTGTCGAATATTTCTTGAGAAACTACTCTAAATCTTATTCCCAACTGATTGTTGTAAATTGCTTCTGCTTCGTTGATGATGGCTAAAATATTAGCATTTGAGTTTTCGCCATGTATTTGTCTCCATTCTGCATCAGCATAGGTCGATATAGTCACTATTTTTATGACTTCTAATTGTTGAGCCGACATGGAGTTTATTTGTTTTGTAGTGGTGGAAACTATGTGAGATTCTTCTGCACAGCTTTTATGAGACATAGCCGAAGATGGAACACTAGCTATTCTAACGCCGTTATCGGAGTATTTTACTGTGTACAAACGTTGTCTTGATTTTCTAGATCCTGTTACTCGACCAGGAAAGGTGATAGAAAGTGTTTTTCCTATCTTATTTGCTGCGGTTGGAAAAGTATTGTGACCAATTTTTACATATCCCTGAAAATATTTGGCTGATATGCTTGAATCAAATATTCTTTGCTTTGTTAATTTAATATGTACATTTCCAGCACCTCTTGCTTTAACATATCGATTGATATGAGGCATAGAAACAACATCTGTGCTTTGACATATACTTGTGGAAGGCACAAAAAATATCAAGATTTTCACTAGATCGAATAAATTTTTAATGAAAAACGAGATAGTTTTTTTGGAATGATTTGTTTTCATGCGACCGAATTAAAAATTGCTATAAAGTTATACTATTCATTATAGCAAACCCATCGCAAACAAGTCAAACTCACAGATTTTTGGATAATAGTTCCAAAAATAATTTTACATCATCTTTGGAAAAAGTAAGAGATGGGCGTATGCGAACAGATTTGGTTCCACATCCAAGAATGAATAATCCATTTTTCAAACATCTTTTAATAAACTCATCTCTGGAATTATTATCGGGCATATCAAACGCACACATTAATCCTTTGCCTCGCACATTTTCTAAACCTAGATTTTTCATCCCGGCTAAAATTTCCTCGCCACGATGAGTGGCATTTTCTATCAGATTATCCTCTTTTATTATTTTTAAGTATTGCTCTGCTCGAACCATATCTACGAGAGTTCCACCCCATGTAGAGTTTATTCGAGATTTTTCTTCAAATACGTTGTTTTTAACTTCTCTAACTCTAGCACCACTTAAAATACCACAAACTTGCATCTTTTTACCAAAGGCTATTATATCAGGAACAACATCATAGTTTTGATGCGCCCACATTTTTCCTGTTAGACCGACACCCGTTTGAACCTCGTCGTATATTAATAACATTTCTTTTTCGTCTGCGAGTTTGCGTAGATTTTGATGAAACGTTTTGGTAAAATGATTATCACCACCCTCACCTTGAATAGGTTCTATAATAATGGCTGCACATTCGTTTCCTTGTCGCTCGATATCATCCAGCATAGAGTTGTAAAATTTATGATCTCGCCAATATTGTTCCGAATCTGTGTACTTTTCGTGAATTGCTGGGGCTGCGAATCTGGGCCACTTGTGAAACTTAGGAAATAAATCGTATTTTCTAGGGTCTGCTGTGTTGGTAAGACTTAACGAATATCCAGATCGTCCATGAAATGCGTTTTTAAAATGTACAATTTTTAAATCATTATAGTTTACTTTAATTCCTCTTTCTAACAACTTTTTATACTTCCAATCAAATGCAGTTTTCAGTGCGTTTTCTACGGCTAATGTACCACCGGCAATAAAAAACGAATCGGTGAAATATTCTGGTACGGCGATATCAAAAAAGGATTGTAGAAAATCCACATACTCTTGAGTTAGTATATCAGAGTTAGAGGGATTTACTCTAGCAACTCTAAGCAACTTTTCTTGAAATTCTGGTATAAACATTTTAGAATGATTATGACCTATAGGATTGCTTGCTATAAAGCTAAACACATCCAAATATTTGTTACCAGTTATTTTATCTACTATAAAATTGTCATGACTATTTTCTATGTCATAAACAACATCAAAATGATCCAATAAAATGTGCCTATTAGCTATGTTGTGAATCTTACTTAAAGTCATAGAAAGTTAACCTGTTATTATCATACACACTGTTTTTACAATCATATGTTTTTGATACATACTCGGCTATTTTGTTTATAGTATCTTTCTTAACCATCTCAGAAAATTTTATCATGACAGAGCGATAGGACGGTATGTTATCCAAATCATTATTTTTGGTAATTTTCAAAGATTCTTCTACCGAGTTTGTGTTAGACCACTCGTTCTTGTACATAGCACTGTCAGGATCGTAGATGATTCTTACATCAGGCTGATCTAATTCTAAGTCAATTCTGAGTATAAATCCACTATCACGAGCAGATAGAAGCTCACGAAGTATTTTCTTTTGATGCATTAATCGCAACAATTTTTTAGAACTCATAATATACGTTTATGCTATGTTTTTTTGCAAAAAACAAGGCTCGCAAACTGTACCGTGACCAAATGGTTTGAGCAATTTGATTTGCATGATGCACACTCAAATGCATTGGTAGACCAATTTCTATACCCTTTTTATTGGGCATATGATTTATGTGAATGATCAATCCTTCTTTAAGAACCTGTTGCATATCTTTCTCAAACTGCACAACTTCTGGAAGGATCTTATTTGTTTTTGTCTTTTTCTTACTCATATAGGTTTTTCACCATACTGAACTAATAATATTTTAGGTATTTTTCCTGCTTCCATCAAAGAATTTATTACTAGAAAATTATACTGTCTCTCTATGTATTTTCTTATTTTATTGATCTGTTTATCGGTTACTGTATCTAAAAAAAGTATTTCTGCTCCTATAGTTTCTGTTCCTCCATATAAATCGCTGTGTCTTTTGATGATTGTTATCTCATGTATGTAACCTTTACTTTTAACCATATTCAATTCTTTCTCAAAACTTTTTATTTTTATTGAAAGAATAAGATTATCATTCATCGTTGATCACTATAGCATTTAATTTAATTTTTAATTCAACTATTCTTTTTCTTGTTTGATCTATTCGATATCGATCCATCCAAGAGATATAATGATTATTAGCAAGCATTTGGTGCAAGTCTAATTCCAGAGATTGAATTTCTCTTTTTATCTTAAAAACTTCGTATGGATATATCTTTGCCATATTTTGATTATAGCAAAGACAGCGAATTAGTCAATTTTTATTCGACAAGATTTTTATTCTGGGATCATATTCAAAGGTAACACGATGGATTTTTTGATTGGATACTCTGCTTATTAGTCTTTCTTGCTGTACGCTTTTAAAATCATATGTGGATTCCATAACTTTTACAAAAACTCTAAACTGAGAGCAGCTTTGTTCATAATCGTCTGAGCAGGGGATCTCCACTTGTAATATGTAAATATTATTAGGTGTTCTAGTATGAGTACACGATGAAATAACACCAGCGTCGATGCACTGACTCAGTTTATCTCGCAACTCATTCTTTTTAGGAAAAAAATCTGGAGGATTTAAAATTTCACCAACTTCATCTTGATCGTGTGAATACCAAGAGGTTGGAAAAACAGGAAGATTTGGTGATGTTGGTGATGTTGGTGTCAGTTTTTTGGGAGCTTTATTAGCTGATACGATCCAAGTTCCATCAGATCTAAGAATAATAACTCTATCTTTAGGCAAAATTTCGGTGTCATCCTCTGTAAAGAAGGCTAAAACGTGAGAAATAAACTCAAATATTCCACGAACAAAAGACATTAGCTACACGAATATTCAACAGTAACAGATGGACGAATAGAATGAATCACACCACCCTTAGGACAATCTTTTGCCATTCGATCCTTACAATCTTCTGATTTGGTACAAGAAACAACTTGATGTGCAACATCACCAACCACAAGTCGAGTAACCGCACACCCAGTAAAAGACAAAACAATTAAACAAATCGCAATCATTCTCATATTAATCTCCAGAATTAATAACTTTTAACATAGACTGTGATGTAGTCTGATCCATTAATTTGTGCGTAATCTCATACTTTGTTGAGGTTATGAGAGAATCTAATTTATTTATGCGCTCTTTAAGATAGGAGATTTCCTCGTGTAATCGTTTCATTTCTTCTTGAAATGCTAACTTTTCTTTCTCGGCACTTTTTATTTCTTGTAGCTTTTTGGCTATTGTTTCTGCCAGCTCTGTTGTTTCTTTGTCTATCACGATCTATCTCCCATAGCTCTCTAAATGCTGTAAATAATATTAGGTATAAAATCCCAAGCTCTTCGTTTCCACGAATAAGAATTGTTTGAGCAGCCATCAAAAGCGATCCTATCAAAAGAATCGCTTTTACATAAGTAATCATACATCACCATTTTCTATCACCTTTTCGTCCTCATATGGAGCAACGTCTCTACGATATAATTCCATTTTGCAACACTCTAACATACCTACAGCAGAATTATGATCTGAGTATGAAAGAGTCTTTTTGCCTGTAACCGCTCTGTATGTAGCTTTGATCATTACAGTCACACAATAATTAAGAATACCAGGCAATGCAGAAACATCGCCGGCAGATGCATCAGTAATTGCATCAATTAAATATCCTAATTGAGTATTTACTTGTTCTCGTTTTTCTTGTTTAATATATGGCATAATTTCTTACTTAAAACTTGTCGTAATTGCAAAACAATCTACTAGCTTTTCTGTGTTCACCAATGCTGCTAATGTCTCCACTTTTAATCTGCTCTGGACTAACATAGTACACTGGCAAACCAATCGACTTGGCAAATTCTATTTCGGCTGTTACACCAACACTTTTTTCCCATCCATCAAGCATTAAAACTATAACTCCTCCATCACAGCGAGATACGAATGTTTTATCAAACTCGCTCCAAAAATGCCAGTCTCCGGGAAGATTATACTTTTCCCAAGGCTCGTTGTAGGAAATAGGAGCAAAAACATATATTCCATGACGAAGCAACTCTACGGCAGCCTCGGTCACGGCTTCAGCTCTTGCTTTCTTTATTGCAGGATCAGGATGCGTATAAGGAGAGGCCAGATAATATAATGTATTATAACTCATAATTAATCTTTCAATTTTTTTAGAAGCTCATACATTTCAGGATCTTCTAGCAATTCATCAAGAGCCTCTTCAAATCTATTTTGTTCTTCTATTTGCTTTTTTTGTTTTCTAAGAGCTTTTTTTCTTTTTTGTTCTTCTGAAAGCTCCGGTTTGTTTTTATCCATTTTTACTTTTTTATTAGACTCACTAGACATTTGGATTTAATATCCTCCTATACTTAATATAACACAACAGAAAAAATAATCTAGTATTTTTTAAAAATCCAATAAAATTAGTAAATATCTTTGTATTCTTCGACTGGATTTCTGGATTCGATGTCGCTAAAGAAGGAGTCTTTAATCATCTCTATATTCATTCGATACTTGCCTCGTTCCACAATGTGAGCTACGGCTATAACCAAATATTTACCCTGCATATATTTGCTCTTTTCTTCTGGTGCGTGAGGTCCAATTTTACCCAAAAATTCTGGTATATCAAATTGTATGGTGCAACCGGCTCTAATTCTTGGATCACCAGATAATGTAGTTCTTACCACATACTTTAACATCTGATTTTTTTGAGACTCTCTTTGTAAAAAGAAATCTTCAGGATTATAGGGCGTAACTGTGGCGTCTCGTGCAGAAATATATTCGTGTGTGTCTTGTCCATTATCACTTATCAACATAGCCATATTTGAGCGAGGATTAACAAACATTCTGCTGTCATCCTTGAATGGTTTTCCTTTGCCCATGTGAGGTACTGCGTCATAATTTGATTCTGATACCAAAGGCAAATTATGTTTTTCTGTCGATGATTCACCTCGCAAGTCAAATGCTTTTAGTGAAAACTTTCTTCTGATAGGATCAACAGAAAAAAGACTTGATGCGCCTTCACCAGACATAGCACTTTTTAAAACATCAAAACCACTATCATTCTTAATTGTTTCTGTGTTGTAAAGATCTTCTTCTAGATTTTTTGGCTTGTGTTGCATACCCTCAGTTTGTTCGGCCACGTTTTTCAATTTATATTTTAGTGTGGAAATGGGTTCTTGCTTAGCCAACTTGCTTAATGTAACAAAGTTAAACTGATCTCTATCTTCGTAAAATACAAAATAATATCCGTTTTTTTCTTCTGAAATTGCTCTGTTGGATAAATTTGAAATTGCCTTAATTGGAGACATATTTTGGACAATGTATGTCTGAGGATATTTTGTTTTTTCTGGTTTAGTATCGCCTGGACCACCCTTTAATGGTTTGACATCTTTTAAATATGCTTCGTATAGTTTTTCTACCATATCAGAATATGGCATATTTTTGTATGTTTTGAAAACTCTGGTGTTTAAATTTTTAAAAGCCGATTCTGAAGTAAAGTATAGTGTATAAACCTGTCGCTTTCTTGATCCCGCATCTTGTGTTTGTCCATCCATTTTGTAAATGGGCAATTCAAATTCTATAGGATCTAATTTTCCACCATTTTCGGACTTTTCATCTTGACGAGTAAAAGAAATTTTAATCTTTTCTTGACCTATGAAAGGAAGTAAAGTGGGATAATCTACAGCATCTAACGCAAACAAGGAACCATGAACACCAATATTAAAGATTCCTTCTTCGTAAGTAAATCGTAAAAAATGAGATGAAAAATCATATTCTTTTCCATCATGCGAAATAATTTTCACATAATTTAAAATATAGTCATTTTCATTACGAGGTTTTTCAGCCGAACTCATAATCTTACTTAAATAGATTTTTTAATTCGTTTGTTATTGTCACCAGATATGCGTTATCTAAGATTACTATTTGTCGTCTATTTTCATTCAATCGATGTTCGTATTCAAAAAATGATATTTCTTTTACTTCTTTAGGATAGTCTTGATCTGCTTTATACAAATCATATGTCTTTTTATCGATTATGTACACGTTTTTTTCTTGATCCACATATTCATAGTGATGTGGAGGGCCTCTGTAAGTGTTATCTACTGATCCATACTTGCTTTCTAGATATTTTGAAAAATAAAATTCGGTCATTGGCCAATCGTGTATAGGGTGAAACATATTGTTGGCGTAGAATATGGCCCAAGTGTAGCTGGGATTTCCATAATATTTGGTAGATAGTATGTCAGGACGATCACCATCTTCTATGGTGTATCGATAATAAAGAGCCGATTTTTCTAGTATTGCATCACGAATTTTGCCTCTAACCATTAGATTTACGGCTAGCTCTTTACTATATTCAACTTTAGGATAATAAGCAAAATGCTTCATAATTAGTAATCAGATTCAATAAGTTTCTTGGTAAGAACAGAAAGCTCTTTAAATGTTAGACTAAGATTTATGTGCACTGGTGCTCCAGTGTTCTTAAAAAATGATGCGGCGCCAGAACCACCATAGTCAACTTCCATATTAGTCAATACACACTGAGATATGTTAAACATATAATCGGGAGATGGTGTTAATAGATACACATCGAATGTGTTAGGATAAGACCAGAAAGAGGCGTCTTGCTCTCCACCTGGGTGCATACCCCACTTAAATGTTTTTATAATTTGTCTTATACTATCGCTTTCATCTTTACTTCTGGCTAATAATTCAAAATCAAATTGAAATTCTCGAAAACTAACGCCCTTAAATAATAGAGCTTGATGTGGATTAGTAGTATTTCTTAGTTTAATATCTCTAAAATTTCCGAACGCTTCACCTCCCGTGGCCGCATCAAAAACTCCTGCGGCTGCTGTTGCCGCTGCGTTTACTCCAAATCCTCCTGCGTTGTCTCTTTGTGCTTGATCACCACTGAATGCCGACATCGCAGCATCAACAGCGTCTTTTGTAAAATCTACCGCCTGAGAAACTGGTAAATTAATTTCTTCCCAGTTAGAACCATAAGAAACTTTTATGGCAGGTGGCATATACAGTCCAATTCTTTTGTACACTGCGGTGCTGCGAAGATTAGAGTCTCGCATTAAGAATAGAATATACGCTTGCTGTCCTGGACGAAAAAGATTTTGCGGATAAACAAGCGCAGCCTTATCCTTCATCCAATTTTCATCTTCCGTTTTTCTTCCTAATAATTTTGTTCCAGCATCAGGATCAAGACTAGCTTCTATATCCGACTGTGCGGCGGGGTCTAGTGTACCAGCAGCAAAGCCTGAACCTGCGGCTTTGTTTACTATGTCGGCGTATTTTGCTACTTTTTTGACGAAATCTAAATATCCTGACATATGCATCAAGGTCGTTTTAAAATTAAAAATCCAAACAAATACATAGGTGATGTCACTAATGTATATTATCGCTCTTCGTGGGAGTTTTCTGTTATGATGTGGTGTGATAATAACCCATCAATAAAACAGTGGTCATCCGAAGAATTAGTCATTCCATATTTATGTCCCACCGACAATGCTATCCATCGCTATTTTGTAGATTTCACTATTACTTTCCAAACAGGTCAAACATACTGGATAGAACTAAAACCCGAAAAATACACAAAACTTCCCGAAAAGCCCAGCAAAACAAGCAAAAAATATGTAACAGAAGTGTTTCAGTATGTAAAGAATCAAGCCAAATGGAAAGCAGCTAATGATCATGCTAAATCCAAAAACATAATCTTTCAAGTATGGACAGAAAAAACTCTAAAAGATTTGGGTATAAAGATTCTTGGAAAATGAATAAATAACTAAATGAAAAATGCAGCACCACTATTTGAGCGCATCGCCGCTATTACTGACAAGAACGTTTTTAAACAAAGAACCGGAGAATCTCTTGAGTGGTATAGAAAGAAAATGTTTGCAGAGTTTGGTGATAAAAACATCGACCCAATCGCACTGTTCGACAAAAACAAATATCCAAATAAACCTCAGATAGGCAATATTGTTACCTTTAGATATAATCCCAAGTTGGCTAATACTCTGCCTTATTACGATTTGTACCCTTTGGTTTTAATTCTCAAGATTCTTCCCGACGGCTTTTTAGGTCTAAACTTTCACTATCTTTCACCAAAATATCGAGCTTGGTTCATGGACAGACTATACAAATATCAAACATTCTCTAAACAAGACGAAACCTTCAAAATAAATATGTCATATAAAATATTAAAAGGAACAAGCAAGCTATCAATGTATAAACCCTGTATTAAAAGATATAGAAATAGAAATATAGGAAATATGTTTTATACAGTTTTACCATCAGAATGGGATTTTGTGTTGTTTTTACCCACAGAAAAATTTGTTGGTGCAAAAAAACAAAAGGTTTGGAAAGATTCAGAAAACGAAATATCATGACAAACATAAAAACTATAAAATCGGTATTAAATCAGTCTGCTGGGCCGGCTCAGCCTTGTCATTATATCTGCAATATTATACCACCTGCGGCTATGTTTACGGGTGGTGCTTTGGGTCTTATAGGAGGAGCCTTGGCTGGATATGCAGCAAGACAAATATCTCTTCTGGCTGAATCTGCTAGTTTACCGGGCCGACAGCTAATGACCACACCTCATAAAATGTTTGGTACAAAACGTGAAATGCCCTATGGTGTAGTATATGCACCTCTAAACATTAATTTTATATGTACAAATTCCATGATAGAGCGAACATTCTTTGATGTTTGGCATCAATTTATTATGTCACCAACTTCTCAGTACATGGAATATTATCAAAGCTATGTTGGACAAATAGTCATACAAAAAATCAGTAATGATGATGCAGCACAATCTTTAGTAGGTCAAGTGTTAGCAACTTATTTTTTAGAAGAAGTATATCCAAAATCTATTTCTGAGCAAGAATTAAGTTATTCTGGTGGGGATGATTATCTTAAATTATCTATAGAATTTGAATATGCCAGATGGAGCAGCACCTTGGATAACATATTTCCTGGGGAGGCAAATGTTGTCAATCCTCTAAATCCCGTACCGGCGTCAAGAAGAAATTCTATTCTCCCGGGCTTCTAAATATATATAAGTAATCTTACACAATGGAGTTTATATGAATTTACCAAAAATTGAAGTTCTTACACATCAAGCCGTAATACCTTCCACAAAGAAGGAAATTACTATCAGACCATTTCTAGTAAAAGAACAAAAAATTCTTTTGACCGCTCTTACTGGAGAAGACCCAGAGGATATCGCATCTGCAACAAAGCAGGTTGTTCATAACTGTATTGTTACTCCCGGAATTGATGTTGACAAGCTGGAGATTTTTGATTTAGAATATCTTATTCTACAGCTTAGAATTGTGTCTGTTGGTGAAACAACCAAAATACGATTTTTGCCTAGAGAAACCACCGCTTGCGAAGAGTGTAAAAAGCATAGAGAAATTGAAATAAACTTGAGAGACGCTAATGTAGATGTTTCTAATTTGCCTGATAAAAAGATTCAGTTGACGGATAAGATCGGAATAATGGTGCGATATCCCACCACAAAGATGTTGGGCAAAATTGAAACGGCTAAAAAGAGCACCAACCCAAACGATTTTTTTAACATTATTTGGGGATGTATTGAGTGCGTATTCGATGACGATAAAGTAATATCAACCAAGGATGTTAGTGTTAAAGAAGGACTAGACTTCTTGGAATCTCTCAACTCTCAGCAATTTACCAAAATTGAGCAGTTTTTAACATCAATGCCAAAATTGCAGCAAAAAATACACATAAAGTGTGGAAGTTGCGACTTTGAACAGGATTTTGTATTGACTGGGTTAGAAAATTTTTTCGCCTAATGCTGAGTCATACCAATTTGGCTGTGTTGTACCAGACACTGTTCAGTATGGTTCAGCATCACAAATACTCACTAACTGAATTGGAAAACATGATCCCTTACGAGCTAGACATATATGTAGATATGTTGGCTACATTCTTAAAAGATCAAGAGGCCAGAAACAAAACTAAATAGACTTGTCTATCCTTTTAGTTAAAATGGAAACAAGTCAACTTTCGATAAAAGAAATTAGAGAGTATGCCAAGAAGAAATATATTCTTTTGGCAGATCGTTGGCGTCATAGGCGAAGAATGGCATATATCGCTATTATCTCTATGCTAATAGTAACTTATTGCTGTTTGTTCAAGTTATCTCCAGAAAAAATAAAGGTGTTGGAAAATATAATATCTTGGTTCTATCTTACTATGGGGTCTATAGTAGGAGCTTATGTGGGTTTTGCCACACTTGATGATAAATGGCGCAAAGAAGATAAAAAATCTGAGGAATAATGGACTTAAAAAATAAACTTCTTAAAGATATATATGATCTGTCGGATAAATCTGAAAAGCCTTATGCAGGTGTTTCCGAAGATTTAGACTCAGTTAAAGGAATAGGAAGCGACATTGGTTCTGCAACACTATCTGTCATCAAAGAAATATTAGATGGTGCTGGAGAAGATAGCTTAGATGGATTAAAACATCGAATAAAAAGAGCAGAAGAATTAAAGAAAAATTTAGAAAAGGCTCAGTTAGGATCAGAAGAAACTGGTATACTAAACTCTTGTATAAGTCGAGTAACTTTTGCCATAGAATCTCACATTCAGCAAAAAAGAAAAATATTAAGTGCAGCCAGCGGTGCTATATCGAAAATCACACCACAACTTGGTACTGCTATGTTGGGAATGTCATATAATAATCCTGTAATGCAGCTCGCTGTGATGGCTGGTGGGAAACTTTCGCAAATTGTCAAAGACAAAATGCAAAAAAATAAAGAAAGTAAAGATATTCTTAAAGGAGATGCCAAAAAATTGTATTCATCGTCTCTTTCTCAAGCTGAAGAAGGGTCTGGATCACCATCAGGAGAACCACCTAGCCCTGGTCCAGCAGATGACGAATTTGGACCAGGTGTAAATCCTGGAGCATATGGTGGGTTAGAGAATTTTAATAACGACGGATCATCTTTAGTAATGGAATCCTCTGCGGGATATGGAAAAGTTGGTGCAGAGATTGCCAGCGATGTGCATTTTATAGCAGAAGAATTGTTGCTAGTTATTGATGGACTAAAACCACTAGAACAAATATCAAATAACATAGAAAAGCTAGTAAGAGCATCAGAAGAAGCCGCTGAGGCTCAAGATAGACTTACCTTAGATAACTTAGAAAGCTCTGCTGAGGGTTCTCTATTGCCTGGTGGTGACATGAATAAGGCAGGTCCTGCAGGAGAAGGAAAAAGTGGTAAAGGAGGTCTATTAGGAAAAGTTGGTGGGATGCTGCCCGATATGAAGGGTCTAGGAAAGGTCGCATCAACAGCTATGGGTGGG